TTACTTCAATGCCCCAGTCAAGTTGTGATGTGAATAATCGATATTGAGATTGTGAAATAAAATTCTCTAAGTCTATTGTAAATTCATATTTTATATCTTTATTTTTAGCTAATAATCTCTTATATTTATCGTATAAATCTTGTGCAGTTTGTTGAATTATGTCATCTGTGTCATTTTCGCCAGCTACAAAATTTTCATCTGTAACTGATTGATGATATATAAATCTATCTAATTCTCTAATTTGACTTGATGTAAAATTTGCTTGTAATGATACAGCATTTTGTATATCTGAAATATTATCTTCGATTGTTTCTATTTCATTTTTTTTAGTCTGAATAGCTAATTCTTTTGCATTTATTTGATTTTGCTTTGCTGTTACATTAGCATTTGCTGTTGTAGCATTTTGTCCAGATTCTAATAAAGCATCTCTAACCGATATTAGTGATTTTAATTCACCTTTTAAAGTAACTAATTCAGTTTCTAGTACAACTCTTTCAGCTATTTTATTTTTTCTTTGTGTTAAGTAATTAGCGTAAGAAGTCTGATAACTTTCTACTAAAGCTTCCCAATTATTAATAGCAGTTATAAGCGAATCTGACATAAATTTAGTTCCATTTATAACTGTATCAGTAAAATATGAAAAGTCGTAAATCGTATCGCCTAGTGGATTTACTAAATTAATTGATAAATTGTTGCCACCAAAAACTGAAAGTGATGTGATAAGTTCATCAGTCTTTTCAGTTATTTCTAATGTTTTAACTAAGTTTTCAAATGATAAATATATATCACTACTTTTTATTACATTCTCATAACTTTTAACGGATATGGTACAGTTAATCGTATCGAAACAGAATATTGCTTCATATGCTGGAGACACATTTTCTAAAATTAGCTGTAAAAGAGGTACATTTTCCAAGTCGAAAGTCCTATAAATGTTATACAAATTTATATCAACAGTTGATAATGTCCAATTCGGTAGATAAGAAAGTATAATTTTTAGAATAGTATCTTCTTCAGGATTTAATGAGTAGAATTTGTATGTACCATTGAGATAAGAAACGGTTTTTCTATTAATATCATATTCAAAACTTCGACAAGTTAATGTTTTACTATCAGATGTACCGTTCTCAAGTCTTGATGGACTTTCAATTAAATATCTTCCAACATCCTGCAAAAGAATTGTTCTGCCACTTGTAATTAAATCATATACTTCACAATTTTCCCGTTCTACAGTGAAAGTAATTGAACCAACACTGTTAAATCTTGGAGATAAGGTTATATCATGTGCATTGATAATTCCAAGCGGAGTACCATCAGGATTTTCTAGTATCAAATTTTTATTTTTTAATTTAAGTAATTGTGACAAATCCAAATTTAGTCACCAACTCTCTTTGCGTTAAAATATACAATTTTGAATTCCGCAACATTTCCATCGACCACAAAAGTATGTGAACCATAAGATAATCTCATAAAATTTGGATAAGTAAAATTTGAAAATACGCCATTTCTCAAATTCGATGAAACAATACACAATTCTGTGTCCACAGTAATTATTTCATTTGCTTGCAATAATGTGAAAGCTATTGTTTTTTGATTAATATCCGTAAAAGCATTATTAGTAATTGTAGCACTACCCCCACTGGCATTCATTTTTATAACATAGCGTGGTCGGAGTGAATCCTCACTTGAAATATTATTAAAAACGCAATTTTGCGGGGTAGTAGTAATTGTATAAGTTGAAGTTAATTCATCAGACCAAACATAGACTGAATCTGCTTCAAAAACTAAATGTATCATCATTATTTTATTGCCAAACGTTTCTGCTTCCATAGATTGTAATCGACAATTATAATGCCATCCATCCATATCCTCTTGATTAATTGTTAATGATTTAAATTCGCTATCAGGATGTAACCATTTTTCTATATCATTTAATTCTGTACGTGTTATCGGTTCTCCGTCTAAAGGAAACAAAGAAATATTTATATAATTAGGTTCATCCTCATATTGTTTTTTAGGTAAAAATTTATTCTGTTTATATGTTTTTGTTTTATCGGATTTATAATTAGAAACGGTTATCTTTTCATTTGAATTCTCTGAAAACATACCTAAACCAAAATCAGTACAAGACACACCGTTAAATGTCATTTCATCACCATAGAATGCTATTTTAATCACATCCTTCTATTTTTATTCGTTGAAATTCCAACGTTTTTTGTTCAATAAATTACAATAAAAGGGCTGTTTTATTACCTAAAACAACCCCATTCTATATTAAAAGCTTTTTACAGGTTTTTTCCAACCCGTATTAGCTCGTGCTTCATTAAACTTTTTAGCTACAATATTTGCTAACCAATCAGCTTTTTCTTCTAATAAATCAACAACTGATTGATCAGCATTTCCTTCAATGACAATTGGCATACTAATGGTTATATTACTGTTATTATTATTAGTTATACTATCCATTATTTTACTTGCTTGCGGAGGTGTTATTACCAATTCACCTTTTAACAACTTAGCTAATTCTTCTGTGTCTTTGGTTGCATAACCCTTACCGCCTACAATGCCACCAGTATGATATACTCGATATTTCTTCTGTTTATCGTAGAACCATGCCCCTAAAATTTCATCGTAGGTTAACCCTAATTCTTTACCTAACCTCTGATTTTCTTCAGCAAGACGTTTACGTTCTGTTTCATCCGAAATATTCCATTTGGCAGAATTAGATTTCATTTGTGCAAGTTTATCATTCCAAGTTGCTGTGTTATATCCACTTGTAGCAGAATAATCTCTAACGTTTAACTTTTCTATTTTGCTTAATTCAGCAGTTATTTCTTTTAACTTACTCAACACATCTTCTTGTGTGGATTTATAACCTTTTAATGATATACTAGCATTATCCCAAGCATCTTTAATTTCATCTTCTGTGATTGAACCGTATTCCTTAGAATAATTAATTAACTCTTTATATAGTTTTTCTCCACTTTTAGCAATACGTTTATCTGCTAATTCTCGCATTTTAACTTCGTTGGATAAAGTTGAGTCTAATTCTTCAATTCTATCTTCATAAGTTTGTTTAACTTTTTCTAATTCAGAATCTAATGCTTTTTCTTGTAGTTCTATACTATGGTTATATTGATACTCCGCTAAATCTTCTTTTGCTTTTGCTAATTCTTCTTCAAGTTTCTTACGCTTTACAATAGCAGTTTCATCATTTTTAATTATTGCAAGTTGATTTTCTAAGTCTGCTACTAAGGATGATTTTTCGGTTAGACCTTTTTCGTAATTTCGAGAGTCTTTTTCATCTCGTAATGCTTTTTTCTTAGCGTTAAATACTTCTTCAATACCTTTTAGCTCATCTTGTATTGATTTCTTTTTAGCGTTAAGTTCATCTTTTATCATTTGCATTGTATATTTATGCAAGTTTGATAATGCATCTTTTTGTTTATTTAATGAATCTATTTGGTCTTTGTAAATGCTAATTTGTGTTGATTGAAGATTTGCTATGATGGAGTAGCGTTGTTTTACTGTGTCGTAGTAGGTATCAATTAATTGTTCTGCTTGCTCTTTTGCTGAATTTGTACCGATTGCTTGTAATCGTGCTATTTCTTGTTGTAATAAATTTTCACGTTTTACAATTTCATCATATTTCTTTTGTTCTATATCAAGATACTCTTTTGAGTTATCTTTGAATAATTGTTGTTGTAATTCTAATTGAGTTATCGCTCTGTCGATGGATTTGTTGGAATTGTCAAATGCTACTGATTGGAGTTGAGATATATTTTCAGCGTAATCCATCCATTGAGTTCGTAGTTGTTGGATGTAGTCGTCATTTTCTGATAAGCCCATTGCACGATATTTTTGTGCTAATGAATGGACTTCATCTTGCATTTGTTGGTAGATAACGATTTGTTTATGAGCAGAATCTTCTCCACCAAAAAACTCTAATAAAGAAATTTCAAAATTTTTATCTTGAATATATCCTTCAAGTTTTTGTTTTAATCGGTCTACTTCTGATATTGCTTTATCTGTTGAAGATTTAAGAGAACTTGTATCAAAACTAATATCTATTGGGTCAAGTTGAATATCATCAAATACTTTATAAAATCCATCTATATATGCTTGAGCTTCTTTTGCTTGTTTTTCTAACAACCTAGTAGATATGTTACCTTTAGTATCATCAACTACTAATTGACCACCTATACCAACAGAAAAATAATCTCCCCATTTTTTAGCAAGTTGCCCTATTAAATTATTACTAATTGTTGCTTTGGCTGATTCTAAATCTTTATAATTCTTTAAATCATCTTTATAAGCTAATCCTAAATCATTAAAATATTTTTCTATACGTTTAGATAGAGTATTGTAGCTATCAGAAGATAAAAGCACCATATATTCATATGTCTGCTTATAAGTATTTTTAGATTCGGATATAACTTCGTTAAGTTTTTCTCTTAGTGCTATTTCATCGTTTAGATATGGTAAAAATTCTTCTGATACGGATAGTAGTTTTTCCATATCTTCGGCTGTTAGGTTGCCGTTATTTAAGTTTGCAAGAACATTTTGTAAAGATTCTATTTTAGAACGAGTGCTTGATAATGACTCAATAGCCTTTTCAAAAGTATTAATTGATTCCGTAGCGTCATCAATAGCAATTTTAGTTTTATTTAAAGCATCTTCTAAATATTCTATGGCAGATGGCGTATTTAACATAGTTTTTATAAATTCTTTAGTAGTTAAACTTCCATCCTTGATTTTATCAACATATCCAATTAATGTCTCTTTATCTAATTCCGAAAATGCTTTACGAACAGCATTAGCACGTTCAGTTGTTAATTTTGACCATTCTTCTGTGTTAGAAATAGAGTTAATGAATTTATCTGTAATATCTGTTAATGATTTATCAATACTATCTCTTGCTTTTTCTATCTCGCCACCAAGAGTTTCACCAGCAGATAATCCTATTCTATTCCTTAAATTAGTCCTTTTTTGTTGCTCTTGTCTTGATAAACCTTCTTCTGCATATTTTTTATTTAATTTTTGTAGTTCAATTAGTTGTTTTAATCGTTTACTTTCTTTTTCATAATCATTAATTGAATAATCTACAACTCTTTTAGAAGCTAAATTTAATTTTTCTCTTTCTAATTCCAGTGATTGTTTTTGCAGATCAACCAAGTCACTCAAATTAGACTTTTCTTTATCTGTTTCAATATTGAAATTGCCAAGTTCATCATAGTAACCTTTTAAATTTGGCAATAGTTCTTTAAGTTGATTTTGTGTATCTATAAAATCCTGTGCTTGTTCGGGTGTTTTTTCTAAAATACCAGATAGCTTTTCAAAATTATTTGCTAAATTCTTAATATCGTTATTAGTTTTTGATATTTCTTTTAAACTATCAGATAAAACTTTTACTTCTTTTTCTGCTCGCTCTGATTGGGTGGTTAAATAGTTAATCCCATAACCAATAGCCATTATGCCAGCAACAACTCCACCGCCAATTAATAACTTCCCAGCTAATGATAGAGTGGTGACAGCAGTTCCTGCAACCGTTGCAGTTTTAGCTA